CCGGTCCCAGTCCTCTAAATATTGACCAGGTGAAACACGGACAAACTTTGACGGGTCGTCGGGGTCTTTACGCTTTGACTTTTCAATTTTGAAACGGTCAATCACTATCTGTTCTAAATCGGGTCCCCAGCCAAGCACCAACACATCAAAACGACTGGTTAGCGCACCGCCTTGAACGTCGACCGATGCCGTTAAGAAACGCACCCAAGACGGGACGACACGCTGTCCTAACTCTTGGCGACGGTCCATTAAGTCGGTACTGGTTCGCTCTTGTTCGCGGGGCGGCGTAAACGGCCAACCCTGATCCGTGTTTACCGTTGCCTGTAAATCTTCTAGCTGGCCTGTTTTTTCGTACTCTCGCAACGCGGCCAGGTACTTATAAACTAACTGGCTCCACGACTGAAACGCGGCGGTGGGGCCTTTTTGCCAAAACGACGCGACGCGGCTTTCTCTCGGTTCGCCTAACATCTTGCGGTTTTGGTCCAGCCAACAACCTTCAGGCACCCAAATACCACCATGATTTTGAGCCAGCTTAAAGCGACGGGATCCGGCCTTGTCATCTTCTCTGTGAGTGACGCCGCAATGTGGACACGATAACAACACGTCTTTACTGGCCCTATATGGGTCGGGTTCGTTTATGTCGTATTGCAATAATTTAAAATCGGGTTCGTAGAAATCGCCACAGTCGGGGCATTGCCAATGAAACAGACGGCGATCACCCTGATTATATAAAGACATAATGCCAGGCGACGGCGGGGCTTCATGACCCGTGCATTTGTATGACGGGTCACTGATTAAAAAGCCTGGGCTACTTTCCGCTAACACCATGCCCGATGACATGAATGTTTGCGTTCGTTTGCCCGCTAAAATAAAGCCGCTACCTTCGCCGCCGATGTCTTGTTCCATGCGGTCATAATCGGTTAGGGCTACTCGCTTCCAATCCGATGACGCGAAAATATTTTTAGTGGGCCAACCGACTTTTAAGAAGTTGCCACTTTTGAAAATCTTGTCGTGAACATTGTTGTCATGGCCGCGGTGGGACATGGCCGCTTTAATCTCAGGACTGGCGGCAAACTCTCTTGATAAGCGTTTTTTACTGTGTTCGGCCGCTTTATCCTGGGTAATTTGCACCAATAGAAAATCAGCCGGATCATTAACAATGGTGTGAGCTATCCAACCATCAATTAACGATACCGTTTTAGCGGTTCGCGCTGGGCCAGCAAACACCACCGCATCATAGCGGCGCGATTGCAAACAGTTCATTGGTTCCCACATGTACGGGACTAAGTCACCATCCCACGGAACCATTGAGCCACTTTGTTCAACATAAAGTAACCGACGGGCGCTTTCGGATATCGGTTCCCGCACTGGCGGTTTAACTAGGTTAATGACGTCACGGCGGACATCTTCAGCGCGCGCATAATCAGCCATTATCTTTCATCTCTAACAATTGATTGTGAAGAATTAACCTAAATTCATCCGTCGCCGTGTCGAGTTCTTCAAGCTGATCAGGGGTAAAGCTGCGGCGGCGTTCCATTTTGTCAGATAGACTTTCAAAAAATGACACCGTCGCTTTAATCGTTTTTAGCAAGCTTTCTCTGTGTTCATGCACAGGGATAAGCTCACCGATATTTTCTTGAAACTTCAGACGTTCGTTTTCAGACTGAAACCATTCTTTACGGTCTTTAGGCCAAAGTTCTTCAGGGGTATATTCAAGCTTTGTGCCTGGGGTCGTACTCCCTCCGAACAAGGCGGGACCGACTTTATCTAAGGCGTATAAATCAGCGTTTCCACGCTTACTAGCTGGGCTTACTCCGGCTTCTTTTAGCCGTTTTCTCACTGTGTCTCGATGCAAGCCAAAGGCTTCAGATATTCGGGTTAGATTCCAGTGGTAGGCTTCATTTAGATTTGTTATTTCGGCCACCTTGCCACCTCTACGTAATTAAGGCGGCCCAGCGCGTTAGGGCTTTCAATAAGGAATAGTGGTCCCCATTGGCACTGGGCCTAAACGTGTCCTAATTTCGTTGCTTGGTTTTAGTGTACGTGGCGCACTCTTTCAGATCGTGAATGTAATTCAGCAATTGGGCGGCTGATTCCTTTGGGTAATAAATACCGCCGTCTTGCGTTTCATACCATTCAAGCGTCGGGGGCGTCGGGTCGCACGGGCTTTTTGGTAACATCATCATCGATGCGCACCCGGCCAGCACTAGCCCCAAACAACTCAGCATTAGCATTTGTAGGTGTTTCTTCAATGCTTGCTCTCCTATCTTCCCGCCTGATCTGCTTTGCTTCTGCCCGATGCTTTTCAAGCTCGGCAAAAAACAAACTAAGAATTTGCGCTAACGCCTTTAACCAACCCATTTTTTATAATGCTCTGGCTGATTGTTGATAGCGTTCGCCGCCCGGCCTTTATTCGCGGCCAGCAATTCGAGCAACCAAACAACCCAGTTAGGCAACTTAGACAAGGTTTCGGCTGATATCAGTTGTCGCAACTGCGCCCAAATAAACCCAATAACCGCAATCGTCACCAACACATACACCGCTTTTTCACCCAGCAAGCCGACCAGCAACGACACAATGTCGAACGCGGGTTCGTCTACAACGGGCGCAACAGCCAACGGATCAGCAAAGGTAAAACATGACACTAAGGCCAGGCACATAATTAAAATGACTCGCATAAAACCTCCAATAAACAAAAAAGTAAGGGCGACAACGCGCCGCCCCATGACGCAAACCGCATCAACGCCCTACTGCTTAAGTTCAGCTCGATACTGTTCAACACTGACAAAGCCCCGTTTGGGACTCCATAATTTCAACGGCGCACCGTCGCTATTTAAGCGACAATCTATGTGACACCAACCGATATCTATTTCGATAAACTTGATCCCCGAATAGATATACGGGTTATCAATAATGTGTTTGTGGATCTCTTTGATTGGCGTTTTAGTGACAAAATCAATCGCACGGCCAAATGTGTGTTGGCTGGTCGGCGAATAGTCGGGGCTGTCGGGGGTTCTTAACCCGCTAAATTGACGCGGCCCGCCAATATGCCAGTTGTTAACCGTGAAACCGTTGTCAAAACCCAACACCCGCATGTTGTCGCGTAGCAGATCAACGGCGTTTAATATCCGATAATCCATACACTCGATCGCCTTATCGCCGCGGTGTTTATGCAGCGCGGCCGGGACAAACTCTTGAGGAATAAAATTTTTAAGCTTGAAATTAGTCATTGTCACCCTCGCTTTTGTTTTTCCCATTGCGGCGTTTATCGATTTCTTTATAGATATCCAGCGCAAGGCGACCAGCAATAACGACTAGGCCACCGATGGAAACCATTGTTTGAACCGTTAATGTCGGATCCGGGATTTGCTGCGCCATGTCGGCGGCTTGCTGGGCCTTGGCCGCAACTTCATTTGAAAACACGAAAACGCCACTCCCGCCGCCATAGGCGATAAAGCGGCCTTTGAACTCGCTAGCGGCACTAATGACACATTTCATATTCAGGACCCAGAAAAGAGAAAACCCGCCAAGAAAGGCGGGTTTTGTTTAATTTGAATGGTTGTGCCGAACTACTCTCGGCGGTCGGTGTTCGCCCGCGGCTTATATCAGGGTACTAACATGCTCTTGGTATTGCGGGGCGGCGGCTTCCCTCGATGCCAACTTAATAAGCCAAGTCGCTGACATGTCACAAGGTCATTTATTTACAAGTCGGTACAGCCTGTGCCCCAAGCGGGTTAAATGGCACGGACTTGTAAAACGCAAAAACACCACGTTGGACGAACTTTAAATTAAAGGGCCAAAGATTGCAACACTTTAAGTTGTCAAAATGTCACTTTTAGTGGTCACACTCTTTTTAACTCTTGTGACATGTCACGCTTAACGGCGGAAAAGGTTACTTTTACGGGCTTGAGATATGATCCCCGGTCAACTGTAATAGTGGTGAATTTGACTAATTATTAAGTTTTGAAAATGAGGAATAAACCCGCTAACAAACTGCCAGTTTTGAGGCGTTAACGGGTGATTTTAACTGAAGTGGTTTTCGTCTATGCGCATAATAACCATTATGTTAAATGATGGCGTTTTAGTGACATTTAAGTGTCCCGCTAGCGATCTGCCTTTCTACCTCTTTTAAAATTTGCTTTACTCTCTTTTTCTTCCCTGGGCTGGCTGCAATACTTGGGTGATTATCTTGCGCGTCTTTAACGCCAGTGCAATAAGCTTGCCTGATTATTTCTTCTAGTTGATCGGCGGATAATGTCATTAACGATGCCTCCATTTGATTGACTCTAACATCACTCAACACGGGATCGCTTTGTGGCGGGCGTTCAATTGCACGTTTGGACGCACAGCCACAAAACCCCATAAACACGCCGCATTCACTGCATTCATAATGACTCATTAAAATGGGCCGTGAAAGCCTGGCGCGACATACTCAGCCCAGCCCAGCAATTCGTAATTATCATTGAATTCGATTGGGACATAAAAATCATCAAATTCATAATGAGATTTACAACTAACCCAGCCTATTGACTCATGCGGTTCGCCACTCTCATTAACTAGATAGTCATCATCTATATACTCACCCTCTGAATCGACTTCTAGTGGTCTGTTTTGATAATAAGCTAAGAACGTGACAACCTTTTCAGTTACAGACTGACTAGCTGTGTTTGGTCTTTTTACTTTAACCGCAACCCAAAAAAGCTTTTCATCACCTTTTTCAACTTCG